GTTATATTTATCACATGCCTAGCGAAACAAATATAGGCATAGGGGGCTCGAACTCGTCAACAGTTTCCCAATTGCTAGGTACTTTGATGCGTTCAAAAACGGCTGGATCCCACTCTGCTAGCAACTGGCTCATCCTAACAACTAATAACAATGAGGACACAAGATCGTCGTGTTCGCCCTGTTTAGCTTTAAAACTTGCGCCGTGAGCTATAAACGTTTTTAGCTCACTGATTAAGCTCTTGCTGTTAAGTGTCATTTTATTTTCTTCTATCATGAATTTAACTTTAGCACAAATAGATATTTTTGTACCAAAAGTTGTGTTAAATCCTTTGCGGAATTTACGTACATGCCCTTTGCGCATTGGTTCACTTAAAAATAAACCAGGAAACGTATCTTCTCCTAGATTGTCAATTACCACCAAGGCGCTTTCCCCTACGGTATTGTTTTCAACACTCCAGTAAATTTGATTCATTTTGTCAGCACCAATAGTGTCTTGTATATGCTTTAGTATATCTCGCATTATCTTAACTTGGCCTTGAATAGGCGTCATGTTATGATGCCATTCTCCTACTTGTATAAAACTAGGAACTTCAAATACTTGAATAGCACCATAGTCGCCGCCAGTTCCCAAACTAGGATCTAAACTAACTAGGTAAACTTGATCGGGATCTAACTTTTTATACCAGCGTACTTGCCCCATTTTAAGTATAGGTTCTCTACCTAGTAGATCAACTAGTTTAAGTGAGCTTATTAGAGTCTCATCATAGACTAAGAACTCGCAACCATATTCACGACGGAAACGCTCTTCGCCGATACGTCCTAGTTCTTCTATCTTCCAGTTTTCATCGCGATCAGGGTGTTCCCACCATTCCGCCATAAATCCATGAAAACCATTGCGGCCTAATCCGTCAGTACGTTCATTACCATAACTATCAAACAAATCTTGGCTTTCTTTCCAAATGGTGGCAAATGTATCTTCATCACTATTAGGAGTACTTGTAATAATCGCTTTACCACCAGTTGCTAGTGTAGGTGAAATAGAAGTCCAGAATTCTTCAGCAATATTAGGTTGTACAAACGCAAACTCGTCACAGTATAGTAGTGATATAGACATACCACGACCTGTAGTACCAGTTGTTGTTTGGCTTACTATACGTGAACCGTTTTCAAATTCTATTGACCCTTTATTGTAGCTGATGACACCCGCACGTACATAATCGGGACATAATTCATATCCGTAACGGATACGTTGCATAATTTCCTGTGCACCGGTGTATTTGTGTGCAGCAACTAGAATAGTTTGATCAGGATGAAACATTGCGTACCACAATAAGTAACCAGCGGCACATGTTGTTTTACCGCTTTGACGTGGCATCATGTTAATGTTAAAACGAAAATCATGATAACTGTGTAGTAATCTATTTTGATATTCGTAAGGTTCAAATTTTATTTTACCTTTTGTAGGATGTTGGATATGAAAGAAGTTCTCAACAAAGTACATGTACCCTTCAACGGGATCAGCACATTTTAACAAGTCTTGGACTTGGTCTTCTGTAAACTTTTCTTTGGTATGTGCCTTTTTGGTTAAGACACCGTCTAGTGATTTTGCCATACTTTATTTAATCAAAAAAATAGCTCCCTAAGGAGCTATTTGGCACGGTTCGTACAGGGTGCCAACTGCTTTGACGAATCTTATCTTTCCATGCGATCGTTATATGCGTTTCTCATAGCTTCTTTACGATCTTGATAACGCTTGTAACGTGCTTTGTCTGCATCAGTAGCACCGTCTTTTTCAGCGGCTGCTTTTAATCTGTCGTGATCATGTTTGTCCATTTCACGGCGGTGTTGCGCGGCTGATGAGTTAGGATTGTATGCTTCATTCTTCTTTTCGCCTTCTTTAATTGATTGATAAAGGTCTGCGAGGCGAGATATTAATTCTTCCTGCATTGGATTACCGCCACCGTTAACTTTTAATTTTTCTACGCCTTTGCTAGCCAGGTCATCACCGGTTGCAGTAACAGTATCTATTCCCATATATTCTGGGCCAGACCCGCCAGCTGCTGAATTAGCGTATTCTTCTTCCATGTCATCTAAAATGTCGCCCATCATAGGCTCATTATGATCATGTTCGCCTGGCATGCCAAAAACTACACTGTCATCGCTGTGTTTGCCTGGTTGGTCAAGTTTATCAATATGTTTTAAAATAGATAATAAATCTTGAATTCCGCCAGCACCGTTGCCGCTCATGTTAATACTCATATTAACATTATCGGGTTGTTTAGGTGCTGACATTGGCATCATATCTCCGCCACATTCCTCAACACCTTTTTCAATTGCTACGCCTTCATCAATAGCTTGCAATCTTGCATGTAAATCTTTTAAATTCATCTTATTTTCCTTTAAATGGGTCAGGATTATTCATTTTCTTTGAACCTATAGGACTTACTGCTCCTGATTTTTTATCCACAGTTTTTACTTTTGCTGTCTTTTCAGCAGGTTCTTTTTCAGCTAGAAGTTGATCATTAACACCCTTGTATTGTGTACCTTGATGTTTTGTTGAAGATAAACTTTTTAACATTGACATCACCTTCTTATCGCCTACCATTTCTTGATGATCACTTTTATCATATTCTGAAACTAGTACAGATTTTCCGCTTTTTTCTGCATTAGCATAATTTAATTCTAATTCTTTTTCTTCATGCAAAGTTCTAACACTTACACAACTAATAGCAATTCCTAATTTATCAGCAATTTTATCGCGTAGTTGTACGCTTGTAGCAGGATAAGCAGTAGTTAGGTCAAACGTAGTAACGCTGATATTTTTATGGTCGGGGAAGTCTATATGTGATTCTTGTATTGGTGTACTTTTGCCACCTGTACAAGCATCACATTTAAATTCGCTTAGGCAAATTTTGATAAGCTCTGTGACATTTTTTGGCAGGTCGGCTGCGATTCTAAGTTTAAATTCGTAAACTTTTTTGCTTTCAATTAGGTATTCTTTAAAAGATTTCATATGGTATTCCTGATACTATATTTATTTCATGTTCTTTAATTTTTCAAGCAAGCTATTACGATCACTAATAATAACACCCTCACCGCTAAGTGTTACACCCTCGTCTACGCCTGCTGATTCCTGGTCTATTTTTTGCTTCTTAAGCTGTAGCTCAATCATTTTGAGCTTTTTATCAATTTTGGCAGCTTTTGCGTCAATAGCATTTTTAAGAGATGCTTGAGCAACTTCAAAAATACGTGCAGAGTAACGTGCTTCTACATTCATACCTAAGTCCATTAAGTCGTCATATGCATCTGTAGCACGTTGGGCTAGCGCATCAAATTCTGCGTCGCTGGCATCACCTAGCCCTTTAACTGCTGGCAGGGCGGCACTGATTTTATCAAATTCTGAGATGTCTCGTAAGAACGGTTGTGCTACTTCTTGTTTTTTGGCTTTCTTTTCTTCGGCCTGAACAAGTTTTTTGCTCTCAGGTAAATTTAGTAGTTCTTCAAGTTTTTTAGTCATATATTACTTATATTTTACCTTGATGAAACATGTCATTTTCATTAATAACTCTAAACTTTAATCCTTGCTGTTGGCACCAAAGGGTAGCCGCGGCCCACTTAGCTTGGTTCTTTACAAACTGTGCTTGGTTATACTTGTTTTTACCTACTCGTTCTAAAATAGCTTGGCTAGCAGGTTTAATTTCAATAAGTTCAACATGTATTTTGTTAAACTTGTCAACATATTGTATAAAAAAGTCTGGTACATAAACAGTTTGTCTATTTGTTAGTGGATCTCTATAGGGAATTTGAACAGCTTCACTGGCCCATTTGATTACGTTTTCATTTAGGTCGCAAAAATTCATAAAATTCCATTCCCAGCTAGATCTGTACGTAGGTGTTTTTGTACCTACATACTTGCTGGGATTTTTCATTACAAATTTACCACGTGCAAATTTTGCCATGTTATACTAGAATATTTCTGCTCTCGTATTGGTCAACAATAGGTTCTGTTCTATAACCTAAGAGGCTAGTTTTTTCTCTATACGTGTTTACAATTTGTGCTACAACTTGATTTAATTGTAAGTCAGTTAAATTTTTAAATGTGTCAAGTATTTGAAAGACGGGAACGTTTTCAATCCTAGCCTGATTTAAAACAGTTATAGCAGTTGACATTGCGCTGGTTTGATCAAAACCTCTTTTCATAAAAAATGCTATTGATGCATCTATATCCGCCGCAGGAAAACTTACATTTTTATTGTAATTTTTATCTAAAAATTGTTTTATTTGTGCCGATGAAGAGGTTATTGTTGGTAAGTTAATTGACATGATTAAGTACCCGGAAAGCTGTAACCATTTATATTGTTATTAGAATTTTGGTTAGAAACTGCGTTAGTAGTTGAAGATAAATTTTGAGTATTTTGTGCTTGATTCACCTGTGTTACCTTTTGTACTAAGTTTGATAAAGTATTAGTTTTTTGAGAACTTACAAATGTTGGACTTGCTGAAGTAAGATTAATTTGTCCAGACAACGGACTTGGAGAACTATCATAATGCTCTACTGCAAATCCTTCAGGACTTCCTGCAGATACATTGCCAGTGTCGTATGTTACTGCTTCGTACGCTAGTACCATGCTATTCTCGTGTGTTTTATTTGAAGAGTAATCTAATGTACTTCCTTCCCAAGTAGTTATAACTGGGTTAATTAATTTAGCACTAACCCATTCGTGGCGAGCCATTTGATAGATAGTTATATAATTGAAAAATGGTATTAGAGCGCCTTTATCTAATCCGTAGGGAGCAACAACATAATCATAATTTTTTGTTGCATTTCTTGTATATGCTCCTGGTTTTAGTGCAGATGTAGAATCAGCATAATAGTGTGCATAATAATTTTGCCACAACTGATTGATAATACTCATATTATCGTCATGAAATTTTATAGTGACGTTTTCGTATTTGTGTGTAGTTTGAATTACTTTTTTTCTATTATACTGGTTAGCCTTTGTAATTTCCAGTTCAAACTTTGGAATAGTTGCGGTTTTTACTAACAAATTTATTTCATTTCTATGACTTTCTATTAGTTGTTTATCTTTGACTGCGTTTATTTTTATGTTAAAAGCAACATGAAACATAAAATCAGCTTTAGGTGCTAGCCTAAACTGATCGTCAACAAACACTCTGCTAGCGTGTTGCCAGCTCTTTAGTATTTCTTGACTGCTATTCTGTTCAGATGATGAGGTAGTAAATGCCATACAAATATTTATTACATTTGATTATATGACTATATTATAGCCAAACATAAAAAAGCCTACTTGAAGTAGGCTTTTTAATTAACCGCCTGTTGTTGCGGTTCCACCTCTTTCTTGTTTTGTTCCCTGAATACCAAGACCTGCTGTTGGGCCAGTCTGTACAGCGTTGTCAAACACTATTGCTAATTCAATAACTACAACTTCGTTATTTTTATAAACTAAAGTTCCGTATGTAGTTTTTTGAATGTAACAACCGTACATTTCCCAAGTTTCTAAAACATTAGGATTGTGCGCACCATTGCCGCCATCGAGCATTTCAACTCTTAGGGTGAACTTGTATTCACCTGCACTAGCAGCTGAACTTTGCTCATAGAAATCAAATTGTCTTTGATTCTGTAATCCAATCAACTTGCTCACGTAACCATTAACATCATCACGCAATTTGATTGTTATTGGACTCCACTTGTGTTTGCCGGCATAATGAATTCTGCTGTTGTAAACGTCAATTGTTTGATCTTCGTATTCAACTGTAGGTCTTGCTGCCTCTGTAACTTGTTTAGTAAGTTCAACTGTATTTTGTCCTGACGGACCGCCTAACCCTTCAAAAGATACTCTAAATCTATATTGAAGTTTTGGCATCAACAGACCTTGGCTTGAATTACTTTGATCGCTAGCTAAGGGTACTGTGAAATTTGATAATGCTGCTATTGCCATCTTTTTCTCCTATTTAGGCTCCAAGACCCTTAATCTCGCCAGTGTTTTTCAAGCGTAACGGAATGTAAATAAATTCCACTGCTTTTACTGGTTCAATAGCTATGTCAACGTGTAGTTCATTACGATCAATTCTTGCAGGAGTATTGTTGCTTGTGTCGCATACTACTAAGTAATCGTACAATGCACGTTGACCAACTAGTTCTAAGAGTAAACTTTCTACTTGGTGTTTAATTTCATTTCTTGTAATTGTGTCATTTGGTTCAAACACATATGGTTTTGCCAATATGTCAAGTTGTTTACGTAGATAAATTACTAGGCGGGCAACATTGATACGATCTAAACTACTTGCTGAAAGTTGGCGTGTTTTTTGACCGTAGCAAACTAGACCTGTTCCTGTAATGTATGTAATAGGATTAACATGCACATCGGCTAATGTATCTCTTTGTCCTACATTTAAAGAAACAGTTGTAAATTCGCCAGTCATACCATCTACATAACCTGTAGAGCTTGCATTTGTAATGCCGCCACGGCGTGTACCTGCTGGTGCAAACCATGGATAACTTACGTTGTCGCTTAGAGCAATAGTACGTAACATCATGTGACTTGGAGGAACAACAATGTTATTTCCTATTAAGTCTGTTGTATAACCCCATGGGTAGTAAACTGCTGCATATGGGTCTGTAGAAATTAAACCTTGTTCTCCGTCTACAGCAGCCTTGTTAACGTTATTTCCCCAGTTGTTTAAAGTAGTAGCATCTGGTGTTAATCTAGCTGGAGTGTCAGCTACAATAAACGCACTTAGACCGTTATCAGTATTCAAACCAATTAACGGCTTGAGTGTTTCTAAATATCCAGGGCAACTTAGCAAGTTAAACACCCTTGAATCTGGTTGTCTAATTTCTTGATTGCTCTGTATCAACGCATTTAATGCTGTTAATACTACTTCACGCTGTGCCTTACGGCCAAAACTTCCTGATCCATCTAACTGGTTAGCTGCCTCACTTACCCAACGATCAGGAAAGTATCCAGACATTAATTCGTTTCCTGTCCTGTGATTTAGTGCATTAGTATCAATATAATTCCTTACATATTTTTTAACATTAAATCCGCTACGACGTAAATTCCATAAAAGGATACCTTTTGGATATAACGCAGGATCTGGAGCATCTGGATCTAAGTAGTTGCTAATTAATAGAGACTGGATAGATGCAGGTGTTGAGTCTGCGCCATCTGAGCTCCAACGTGCATCATGGAACACCACACCATTTTCTGTTGTTTGGTCTGCGTTGTTGATAGTTTCCCATTTTTTAGTAGCATAGTTGTATCTATTAATCATTGGAAAGTTTTCTAAATCGCTAGTATCGATCCATAAATCACCATTTGCTAGCGCAGAGCCGTCGCTTTGTGTTTTAGGTTCTGTGGCACTTACGATAGGACCATTAGGATCTAAAGAAGGACCGTTTAATGCAGGGATGCCACCGTTGTGATATCCTGTCCATGTCGTACCATTATGAATCATAATGTCTATTTCGTCAATCATTGAATTGTACCATAGACGACCATCTGCAGGATCTGTTACTGGTGCTGTTGCACTTGCTACTGCAAAGCCAACTGTATTGCCCAAATCATCGACAACTGTCGGAGACCAATTACTAGCTACATAAGAACCCGATACACCACTAGGTGCTGGATAGATATTTGCTGGGGATCCTGCAAAAAGGGCTGCTAGTGGGGAATTAGTACCATCAACAAATCTTATTTCTCCGCCAGCATTGTGACTTAATGTAACTGTTTTATTGCTATTTAATGTAGCACTAACTTTAGAATTAGATAAAGATGCTGTTAGTGCCGCTGCCAATGCTGAAGCATCTGTTTGGTTACCAGCTGCTGTAAATGTTATTGTAGTAGGAGCGTTAGGACTAGCTGAGCCTGCTACACTTTCTGCTAATGTAAATGTATTTGTACCTGCGGTAAGTGTACCGCTACCAATTGGTGCAGTTGTAACTTTTGTTGGGCCAACATTTGCGCGATAATATGCTTTAAATGATGCTTCTGTAGGTGTACCTTCATCATCATTATATTTGACATATACTGCTCCGGACGCTATGTTTATGCCGCCGCCAATTGTATCTAATGTTGCTAATGCGGCTTCTGGAGTAGCAAACAACTGTGTACTTTGAGTTATCCAGCTGCTTGTTGCGGCATTGTATTTTTTAATAAACCAATGTGCGCCTTGATTAACGGTTGTAGTCTTAATCCATACGCTACCAGAAGCATTGCCATTTTCCGATAATGGGTGATCTGTTGCTCTAAATAAAGGTATTTGTGTATGTGGGCTAATTTGTAGTGCTGGTGCTAAAAACTCGCCTGCAGCCAATCCTACTTTTGCTAACACAGACCCTGTTGTAGTAATAGCTACTCCTGTTGAGTATAAATTTAAAACATCATTAACGCTAGAAGCATGTATACCTAATCCGGTAATAGCAGTAGTTGCGTTAATAGCAGTAACTAAAGCACTAAGGCTTGTTACACCGGTCATTGTTACTGCATGACCATTAATAGATAATGTATCTGTAGCTTGAATACTGCTTGGTGATGCAATAGTTCCCATAGCTGTTGGCCAACTTGCTGCCCATGCTGTAGAACCAACTTCTACCCATGTTCCAGCCGCAGTATTTGTTTCGAATTTTTTAAGGTATATTTTGTTTAAATTTGTTGTTGCAACAATTGCATAATCGCCCAATGCACCAAAACTTGATGCAGGGATTGACGTTAGATCATTAGGATCACTTAACAGATTCTTATCAGTAATTACAGTTACAGCTTGAACACTAAATGTTTGGCCGCCACTTTCTGCTGAATCCGCATCCCATTGAAAAACGCCAAATACTGTATCTGCTGTATCTAGCCAGTAAGTCCCATCTGCAGGGTCGCCTGCAGGAGAATCTGCGCTAGGTAATAGTTGTGATGTATCTAGATCAGCACGTACAACATAAGCGCGATTGCTTACACCTAAGAAACTATAGGCTGCTTGTAAGCCATATTCATTTAACTCGCTAGCATTAACTGGATTGTTACTAGCATCAGTTTCAAAGTATGGAATACCAAATGCAGTGCCTAAATCTAATTGACTTGTTAGCAAATATACTTTACCAGCATTTGCTTTTAAGGTACCTGGTGCTGTACCTGTACCAGCAGCATTTTGTTTATTTTCTTGTGATGCTACAATAATTAATGGTACTGTGCCTGGCGCGGCCGGTGTATAGAAACTTTCGTCTACAACGGTAACACTTACACCTGGTGAATTAAGTTGAGCCATATTTTATCTCCACGAATACATGTCTTCTAGTATTTAGTGGATTTTGGCTTTTTATTACTGTTTAATAATATGAAAAGGGCTCTGAAAAGGGCGGTTATAAATATCTATATGCGTCCTTTGTGTAAAAACTGTAACCAAAAGCCCTGTGCTATCAACTATTATAAAGATAGCAAACCTCATTACAGGAAGAAGTGTGATACCTGTTCACGGCAGGCTTATCCAAAGAAGCCTAGGTGGGCCCAGGCCGGTTACGTTAAAAAATTACAATGTGACAAGTGTGCGTTTAAAAGCAAGCATCAAGAACAGTTTAATGTGTTTCACATTGATGGCGACTTAAACAATTGCCGCCATACTAATCTTAAAACAATCTGTGCTAACTGTCAACGTATTATGCAGAAAGAAGGGACTCGATGGCGTCAGGGTGATTTGGTACCAGACCTCTAACCTTAGTAAACAAATCTTCGATACTAGTATCATTATCTAGTATAGCATCAAAATTGGTGCCAACCCAAGCTGTCTCACTAGCATGAATTCCTAACTTAGTAATTTTATCCTTACTTAAGGCCCAGTTCATATTACCAACTTGTCCTCTGTTCATGCTTATTGCGGCTTCGTACCACTCAGGTTCTGGGCCTCTTTTAACTCTAATAACCATACCCCCGGCATCTTTAATAGACTTAATTTCATTAGGAAAGCGGCAATCTGAAATAACAATGTCGTCTTTTGAGTTACGGAGTTTGTTTTCTAGGGCGGCAATCCAAATATCGTCATGGAAGCCTTTACGGCAAACTTCTGTTCCCCAGTATTGTAGCACCCAGCGCGGTGTAAGATTTGGCATGCCTAAGCGTTCTGCCCACCACGGATCTACTTGCTCTCGCCATTCACGAGCTTGTTTTGTGCGCCCTTCTAGCAACGTTCTGTCCCACCCAAATACTTGTGCTACAGCATCTTTTAAACTGTTAGCAAAACTTTCTCTGCGAAAACCGTGATAGTTAACAAGATAATCTGCAATGGTGTCTTTACCAGACCCAATAAAACCACATATACCAATAATCATAGCGCCTCCAGGGTATGACATAGTATATAATAAATTTAAAGTTTTTCCAAAAATAATTTAACCAATTACAAATGTGTAACCAGTTCCGCCTGCTACTAACGTTTCTAGTTCTTTGTCTAAAAGCTCTATTTCTTTATCGGCTTCTTGTTTTAAAGCAGCACCGTTCAGTTGCATACCACCGCCAGTAGGACCTGCTATTGTGCTAAATTTACTTCTGGCTTCACCTAGTATTTTCTTAGTTATAGCTAGGGTATAATCACGCAACCATTGTTTTGCGTAAGTATCTTGTAATAAAACCCAATCAGGTCTAAAATTATATGACTGGACTAATATTTGTTCGCCTTGGGCAAACGGGCGTTGTAGAATTGTTAATAAATGGCTAGTAGGCTTCCACTTAAACTCAATGTAACTACCAAACATACGTCCTACTAGTTTTTGATACCCAGCAAATAAGTCATAAGTTGCTAGGCCTCCCATCATGCTTCCGCTCATCAAATAAGTGTTTGTGTAGGCCAAATTAAATGGTTCGAACAACGTCCCACCTGCACCCATACCAGTTCTTGATCCAATAGCTCTACGGAATACTTGACGAACTTCGATAACTTCGTCGGGTAACCTATACTCGTTTACATCCTGCAATAGTTCTAAAAATAGATAACTTTCTTCAACAGCATTAGAGCTTTTTTGACGAAATCTGTTAAGAGCACGGTCAAGAGCAGTTTCAATATGCTTTAAGTCTACTTCTACGTCAATCATGCCGTCGCCCAGCATAGTTTTAACATAGTCAAAAACTTTGTTTCTTTCTTGGGTAGAATTTGAATCGTTTGAAGCAGGATTATCTATCATTTTTAGTTCCTCAAGTATATTTAGCTGGCGATAAATATCATTATGCCACGCTTATCACTATACAAACCGGAAAAAGGTAACGATTATAAATTCATAGATCGCCAAGCTAGCGAAATGTTTCAAATCGGCGGTACCGACGTATATTTGCACAAATATCTAGGGCCTGAGATTAAAACTGACGGTACAGCTGATCAACCAGTTTATAATTCTGTAAATTTAACTAACATACAAGATTTGTTATTTCTTGAAAATAGAGATAGAAAATACGATGATGAAATTTACAGAATTAGGGGATTATATAACGTTCAAAACATTGATTTTAATTTAAGTCAATTTGGATTATTCATTGATAACGATACATTATACCTTACTGTTCACATTAATGATTTTATTAATTATATTGGTAGAAAACCTATTTCAGGCGATGTGTGTGAATTCCCTCATTTAAGAGACGAGTTTGCTCTTAATGATTTTTCTATGGCATTACCTCGTTATTATGTTATTGAAGATGTTGGTCGTGCTAGTGAAGGTTTTAGTTCTACATGGTTTCCGCATTTATATAGGTTAAAACTTAAAAAGATAACGGATAGCCAGCAATTTGCAGATATTTTAAATAAGCCTGCATTAGATGCTAATGGCGATCCTAGCAACATGAGCCTAAGAGACTTAATTAGTACTCATAATAAAGAAATAGAAATTAACAATCAAATTGTTGCGCAAGCAGAAGCTGATGCACCTAAGAGTGGTTATGAAACTAGACAATTTTATACCCTTGCTGTTGATCCAGATACAGGAAAAACTAGATTAGAAACTGCTGACGACACTGAAGTATTAGCTAGCAATACATCCTCTTATAGAGCAAGCGAGACTGCCGCTAGGCCAGTAAGGACAGGTTATACAGGCTATTTGATAGGCGACGGTTTTCCTGATAATGGTTACGATTTTGGTTTTGGAATACAGTTTCCTGCTTTGCCTGCTAAGGATGATTTTTTCTTACGCACAGATTTCCTTCCTAGTAGATTATTTAGGTTTGATGGAAATACTTGGGTTAAAGTTGAAGATGCTGTTCGTATGAATATGACTAATAATGATAGTAGGCAAACATTAAAAACTGGATTTATTAACAATAATCAATGGATGTATACTGACCAAGTTGGAATTGATAGTATGAATTTAGTTGCAGGTAATACCGTATTAGATACAAATATTGATTATGTTTCTGCATTATATGTTGTACTAAAATTAGATAGTGTAATTATTGATTATGTAGTGGCTGATTTTACAAATTTAATTTCTAACCACAATGGAAAAGTAAGAATTACACTACCAGTAGTTGACTCAACACAACAGTCTATTCCTGTTAACGGATTGTGGACTGTAAGATTATGTAATAGTAGAGAAGCTCAACGACAAAGCCTAAGTAAGGCACTTAGACCAAAGGCGGATTTGTAATGCAGTGGTTTTATGACGGACAAATTAGACGATATGTTACACAAACTATTCGTGTACTAAGCAATTTTGCTGTAAAATACGGCGATGGAACTTTGGTTAGAGTTCCAGTTTTATATGGTGACCCGGACCGACAAGCTGCTAGCATTATAAGAGAAAATTCAGAAAATAAGATTAATGCAGTTCCAAGAATTGCTGTTTACATAACTGGCTTAGAATTAGATAAAGATAGACTATCTGATGCAACTTATGTTGATAAGAAGCATTTTAGAGAAAGAGATATTAACGGTAATGCTTATACAACCAATCAAGGAAAAAATTATACTGTTGAGAGGTTAATGCCAACTCCTTTTAAGCTGACTATGAAAGTAGATATATGGACTGCAAATACTGATCAAAAACTACAACTTTTAGAACAAATTTTAGTGTTGTTTAATCCTAGTCTCGAATTACAAACAACTGACAATTACATAGATTGGACTAGTTTAACAGTTTTAAATTTAACTGCTGTAAATTGGTCAAGCAAAAACATTCCGGTAGGCAATGACACTCCTATAGATCTTGCCACATTAACTTTAGAAACTCCTACTTGGATAAGTCCACCTGTAAAAGTTAAGCATTTAGGGGTTATCACAAGTGTTATATCATCTATATATAAAGGCTCAACCGCAAGTCCGTTTGGTTATATTGAAGGGTTAGGAGCAGATCCTGCTGGAGATCCTACAATAGAATTTGCAGAAAAACTTACTGAAATTAACACAGGAATTTTAAATTACAAAATAGTTGTACACAACTCTCAAGTGCATCTATTATCAAGCCAACAACCGGGAATAGATAATAAATTAACAATTGACATCCCAGATTCATACGAGTCACAAGTTAAATGGGAAGAATTGTTTGAACAATATCCTAACAAATATATTGCAGGGTCAAGTATGATGTACTTGCAACAACCTAATGGAACAAGTATTGTTGGTACCATTGCTATTGATGCTAGTGACCCTTATATTCTACATATTAATTATGATACTGATACATTAGTTGGTAACTATTCTATAAATTCTGAAGGAGTAATTTTAGAACTTGATCACATAAATTATAATTCAGGAGCTAATTATAGATCAAATAGCCCAGGTACATTTGATGCTATCATAGATCCAACACAAACAGGACCAAACGACTCTAAATTATATAATCAATACGGTGTTTTACAAGCAGGTAGAAGATATTTGGTTATTGAAGATATTGGATCAGAACAAAATGATGACGGTGCTGATGCTTGGAAAGGGTTAGATAATAGTGATTTAATTGCTAAGGCTAATGATATAATTGAATGGGATGGTACTAGGTGGAATGTAATTTTTGATGCTAACCAACATCAAGAGCAGATGATCTGGCAAACAAATATATACACAGGAGTTCAGTATCTATGGAACGGTGTCCAGTGGATTAAGAGCTTTGAAGGTGAATATAGGCCAGGACAATGGAGACTAGTACTGTAAAAGAACAAATTATTTGTAGTGGTGCGTTATTCTATTCTTTAAATACGGGTAGAATTTTACTGCTACAAAAACATCACGGTAAACATAATGGCACATGGAGCCTAGTGGGCGGAACTGCTAACCCTGATGAAACGCCGTGGCAAAGTCTGCAAAGAGAAATAACGGAAGAGATAGGTTTTAATCCAGTTATTTTAAAAACAATCCCAATAGAAACTTTTGTTAGCAACGATAAAGTATTTAATTTTCACACATACTTATGTGTTGTACAAGATGAATTTCTTCCAATTCTAAGCGACGAACATTGCGGATGGGCATGGTCTACTATTGACAAAACACCGAAGCCCCTTCATCAGGGGCTTCGAAATAGTTTCTCTAGCAAAATTATTAGAACAAAGTTACAAACAATTTTTAGTTTATTATCTTTAATATAAGGCTTGCCAGGTCAATCCGTCATAAAACACAGGATACGGTGATGTTGTTAGTTTACTTGCAGGATTCCAATTAATACGATCTGCAATAGCAAACATGCCTACTTCAGGGTTAATTGGTTCGCTAGTTGACAAGGATAAA